GGGTCTCGGTCCGCTCTTCTCTGAGCTAGGTCCTCGCTCTCGGCTATCTGTTCGGGAGGCCGTACTTGCTCTTCTTGAACGCCCCTAAACCGAGCCAGCGCATCACCCGCAAACGAATCCATGTCAAACGAATCGTACTCAGTGGCTATAGGAGACTCAAATGTTTGAGGGTTCAGTTGACCAATGTCCGCGGCTCTCGGTACAAGGTCTTGAACAAACTGAGGGTAGCCGCCACTAGGGCCCTCGTCCGAGCGCCGAACCACGTCGTCTTGTGGTTCCATTGCTTGGGCCGCTGCTGCTTGGACCGGTTGCTCTCCAATACTGGTACTGCCTGGGCGTACACTGCCAGCAGAAACCTCAGTGCTAAGACCCGTGCCAACGCGTTCAATTGGATCCAAATAAGAAACATTGTAATTATCAGAAGTATCCGCGCCAAACAGACCAGAATCAGCAGCCTCTTGAGTCGTTGTGCCACTCTGCTGAAGTTGCCCAGACTCAGAAAAAAGTTTGTATGACAACTCACCATTTGGTAACTGCTGATACTCAATGTTTCTCATTGCACCCTACCTTCACCCATTAACTTTCTCACACCATACAACAAACCCAAATGAAATTATACCCGCAATATTTTTGGGGGCCCTGGGTCCCTAATGCTTTTACAAATGAATGATTCCGGTGGACCAACTATATAGACTCGGGGGTGGTGGTGCCCCCGCCAAAAGGGGGGGAGGGGGGTGCAATCCTGGCGGGCAAACGTACCGGATCGGCCCCAGTTACCCCTTGCCAAGCATAGGACCGGCGCCGGCCGGCCGTCGGTATAGGTAAAATAAAAGATGTTTATTGTGGTTTAATTGTGATTTACTTGTGGTCTGCCTATTGACTATCCACAATCCAAGCCCCATATATTCTATATGGAAAGCAATGAAGCATTTCCATCTTAACCAAAGGACCACACAATGAAAAACGCAATCAACTATATCACACGCGCCGCAACAGTAGAGAACAACGACGGCGGGTTACAAGCCCAGCACGAATTTTTCGCTAACCTTGCCAAGCACGTAAACGCAGAGTTGAAGCGGACAGAAAAAGACGCGATTGCGGCGAGCAATGCTGAACGCGTCGTGACTAGCACATCGGACATTGCGCCGAATCGGGATCTTTATATTGAGCTACACGGTATCAAAGCTTGGAACGAGAACAAGCGGACATCTAACCGGACCACACTAATCTGGAAATAATCACATCGGGGCCCAACAACGGGCCCCGATTTTTCGTCCACGCTAAACATTAACAAAGGAACGAACCCATGAAAAACGGAATCATTTACAACGGGCCCAGCCTCTTGGATGGTAAGCCAATCGTAGCGATTGCAACGTATAGCGATCGCAACAGTAAGACGGGTAAAGTATTGCAGACTTATATCATACGCTCGGATATCTCGCCATTGAATGCAAGCAAGTCCGGCGAAGATTTTAGCATATGCGGCGATTGCAAATTCCGCGGAACCCCAACAACGGATCCGGACCGCAGGCAAGCGGTCAAGCGCGACTGCTACGTTAACCTCGGACAAGGTCCGACGATCGTTTATAAATCATATATGCGCGGCGTCTATCCTGCCGCGGACAACGTAGGCGATCGCGTCGACCTAGGCACCGGCCGCGTCGTTCGAATCGGAACCTATGGAGATCCGGCAGCAGTCCCGTCCTGGATATGGGATCAATTGATTAGGCACTCTGAGTCTCACCTAGCATACTCGCATCAGTCCGGATTCCGTCCAGACATCGCCATGCAGTCCGCGGACACCGAAGCGCAAGCGCAAGCCCATTGGGCCCATGGCAACCGGACCTTTAGGGTGATCGCGGATCTAGGCGAGTTGATCAAAGGCAAGGAGATCCTATGCCCCGCAAGTAAAGAGGCCGGACAACGGGTGCAATGCAACGCATGCAAGTTATGTGGCGGGACATCAGTTAAAGCTTCCAAGTCAATCGCAATTGTGCAACACTAAACATAGGGGCCTTCGGGCCCCTATTAACCAATGTGAAAAGGAAACATCCATGGAAACTTTTTTAGAAATATGCGCTGGGCTCTGTGTCTTCGCGATCCCGCTAAGTCTCTTGTTCTTCGGAGGTGTGCTATGATTACCGCAGAGATTTCTTGCGACATCGCATCCCTTGCCATCGAGGCAGGGGACACGTTGTTCACATGGGAGAACGACATCGGATGCGATGGCGGGTTCAACGTCCACATATACCAGAGTAGCGAGGAGGTCCCGCTAAGTTCAGACTTGGAGTTCTTTACCAAGTTAATCGTTGGACCGAGGCAGGCGCGGATATGTTGGTCCGATTGTTACGACCCATACGCAGAGCAGCATAACAAAATATGGTACGAGGACCGGAACATGAACCCATACGCTGCGACCTTGGCCCAAGGCCGGTACGATGTGTTCAGATCGCATGGCGATTGGCACTTTGTACGGGAGGGTGACCTGGAGATTCCCTGGTTAAAGCCAGTGAAGGTCGAGACCACCTTGTTCGGGAAGCCATACACCAGCACCGAATGGGTGCCGGCGTGATGGGACGGGGCCTTCGGGCCCCTTCTTATCTACAGCAACCAGTATTTAAGCAGGGCCGCAGAGCGTGGACGTCCACGGCGAGGCCGCAGGGCCGCAGAGCTATGGCCGCGGACCATCGAGCGGGGCCGCAGAGCCAAGCACATTAGCATAATGATCAAAGATGCGGGGCCGCAGGGCCTTGAGCAAGGCCGCAGAGTTCTTGAACGAAGAACCATGGGCCTCGGACAGGCCACCAGCTAATAGGTTCGGGCCCTCGGACCCCTCAAACAAAACAAGGGCGCCCGTAGAGAGGGCCTTGACCAAGAAGAAACTCAGCCCCCCGCGAGAGTGATATGCCATATGCCAAGCCGCCTGATGAGGCGAGACTTTTACGGCGTTAGACTTACTTACCTTCAACTCTATCCAAACGGGCAAGCCTTCCCAAAGCAAATGAACATCAGGTACACCGCCGCCGTGCTTGTTTTCAATGCGTGTAGCATAGGTATTTTTAGGTAGGTTGCTCCTCAACATACTCCAAAAGTTCGCCTCCGGTCCTCGGCTCATCTGTTACATCCTTATAGTCTGCGTCGATCACAAAAGCCTGCGGGTATTGTTTCTGCAAAGCGGCCAGACGAGAGGTGATCTCATCCCGTGATAGCTGGTCCAATGTGTTGATGTTTTCCCGTCGATCAATAGTAAGGCCACCCAAAGCGGAGCGAATTTTTTCTGCGTTGATGGCGGCAGAGAATTGACCTGCATCCTCGGCTCCTTGCGACAGCTTATGCAATCGTTCAAGTTGTCCTATTGTGGTGACAGCATAGCGTCGTTCCCGTTCAGCCCGTAGCTCAGTGATGTACTCCAAGACATGAGGGTAGTCGCGGCCGTTCAATAGTTTGGAAGCTGTGACAGGCGCAACATCATGAGAGTACCCAGCCTTACGGGCGGACTCAGCGTTGGAGTATATTCCCTCCACGACATGACGAGCGAAGGTCATCTGTCTGGTGGTGATCTTGCGACCATGTTCATCTTCGGTTTTCTTTTTCAGTGAAGTCATAACACCCCTCCTATTCCACAACCATACAACAAGCAGTAGGCTATGCCAAGTTCTCCTATAGCTTATATCCTAGGTCGAAGTGTAATAGTAAAACCAAGAATCTACCCTTGGGCTGGTTGAAATGTTCTCAACTATTACACTATTCTGTAATACCTACACCTGTTTGTAATAGTGTTTGTAATACCTATCACACTACCTAACAGTATGGTTTTGTTATCTTATTCTTGCCTGCTTCTACAACTATTACAACTATTACACTTTTGCCTCGACTTTTTATTGCACTACACTTTTTTCTGTCAGATTGCTCTATATGTAATGTTAACCCATGGCCGTGGACCGAGGTCCGAGAAAAAAGCACTTGCCCCCTTGAATTATATGTGCATACTCCACAACTAGAGTACATTAATTATCTTAACCAATGTGAAAAGGAAGACCACCATGAAACTCCAACTCAAAGCAATCAAGCATACTGAATGGGCAAGTGAAGAGACACATTGCTACCAAGCGTCTTTGTTTGTGGACGGCAAGCCTGTTGCTATTGTGAGCAACGATGGGCACGGCGGATGCGATCGTGACTATGACCACCCGAAGTTCAAGGGTGACTACCGCGCTACGATGAATGCGGTACACGAGTATTTCAAATCATTACCTAACGAGCCTAGTGAGTGGAGTGAGGATGGTTTTGCTCAGTCATTAGAGGGTTGGTGCGGTGATCAGGTCAATGAGTTCCTCAGTTCGCGTGAGTTAAAGCGCAAGTTTAAGTCTCATGTTTTGGTTCAACTCAAGTACAAGGAAGGTATTTTCCAGACCAAGTACCACCCGACTGTAACCAAGGGTGAGTGGATCATTGACAAGCAAGCGGGTGAGACCCGTCGCATCTTAAACGACATGCCTTTTGACGAGGCTCTAG